ATCTGAAATCCAATTTACTGTACCCGATGATATGGATATTAACGAGTACAAGGTTATGTGTGTGAGATTGGCTTCGGCTATTGGATACCAAGATAAAACCATCAAAAAGGCTTTTGGTGATTTGGTATATGGAGATGAAAACAAAAACACATTAAAGGACTTATTGGATGAGCTCAATATCAGAAGAGATAATACAGAACCTAAATAAAAGATTACTTACACAAGGAGTAATTATTGAATCCCTATGTGATTTACTTATAGACAGTGGGATATTTACCGAGGATGAATTAAACGAACAAATTAAAGAAAACATTCATCTTCAACAGGAGTTTATTGATAAAGAATTATCAGACAACAAAAAAACTTCTAAAATAAATCTAATGGGAATGAATTTTGGTCCCATGGGTGAATGTTAAAAAATCTTTAAAAGATTTGGTTATTTCATAAAGATTTCGTATCTTTATATAAACTAATTATCAAAAGGGATAAATTATGCTTTATAGATATGATAAAGACAAACTGGTTTACAATAGAGTTAAATACGGTGAAATCATTTTAAAAACAATAATATTTACAGTTGGTGTAATTATTGTTTATGGGAGTAGTTCTCAAATTAATAAGAAAAGGGTTGAAGAACTTTCGGTAGAGGAAAAATTAATTATCATTGATGAATACAATGAGTTCTCGGAAGAAAAATTAATTTCAAAGATTAGAGAATTAAATTTTAGATTTCCTCACATTATTTTAGCACAAGCAAAGTTAGAAACGGGTAATTTCAAATCACAATCATTTGTTAATGGAAACAATATGTTTGGAATGAAACAAGCCAAATCAAGGGCTAACACTGCACAAGGAACTGAATTTGGTCATGCGAGTTATGATACTTGGAAAGAAAGTTTATACGATTATGCACTTTACTACAATGCATACTTAAATAAATTAAGAACAGAATCACAATACTATTCTTACCTTTCACAGAATTATGCAACCGACCCCGAGTATGTGTCTAAACTTAAAAAATTAATTGAACGAGAAAACTTAAAAGATAAATTTTAAAATTATGAAACTATTTACAAAACCTTACAAAATGAACGACAAAGAAAATCAAATTTTTTCTATTGTTGTTAAAATGGCAAATCATCAAGATACTTTAATCTTAATGGACCCACTTCGAGATGTGTATTATATGGATAATAAAAGAATGAACTATTTTGTTATGGTATCATCTGATATTATTAAAATTACAAATCACAAGTTTTATTACACGAATCAAATCCACTTTAAATTTTCAGATGTTCTTATTGAGAAAATTAAATTGGCAATTTCAAAAGATAGACAGAAGATTGAACAAGAAATGTTTAAAAACGAATTAAACCTTTTGACTGATATTGATTCTAATATGGCTACTAATAGACCAAGACACGAAGAAATTATTGAACCACAAACTCCCTCCAATGGTAAAATATCAGATATAATGGGGGCACTATTTACCACATAAAAAATATGGAATTATTACAAATTGGATTGGGGATTACCATCTTCATCAATTTAATCCTTATATATGGGATTAGAAATCTTATTAGACAAAATGAACAACTTGAAGATAAAGTTGTAAATACAATCTACGAAACAAGAAATAAAGTCCAAAATGCATTAGAAAAAATGTATCAGTTAGACACTAAACAAGCATTTGAAAAAGATGATGAGGTTGGTGTGACTTTTGATGGTCTTAAAAAAATTGTTGAAGAATTAAACGAAGAACTATAATATGTCTAAACCAAGAAAACCAAAATCCAAGATATATTTTGGTGCCCCTGCTCAAGAAGCAATTGTTGAATACAACAAAACAAAAGACCCAATAAAGAGGTCAAAGATTTATGAGGAAAAAATAAAATATCCTTTTGAGAAATTAGCAGAGAATGTAATCAATACATTTAAATTTTCTTATTTTGATGTTTCTAAAAAAGATATTCAAACCGAAGTAGTTTCTACTATGGTTGAGAAAATGCACATGTATCAAGAAGGTAAAGGTAGGGCTTTTTCTTATTTTACTATTATTGCAAAAAACCATCTTATTCTTGCCAACAATGGTAATTACAAAAGATGGAAACAAAATGCTTTACTTTCTGAAATGCCCGAATCATGGAATCCTGAAAATGATTTTTATGATGTAGAAGAAGGTGATGAGTTTAAAGAGTTCAAAGATATAATGCTCACATATTGGGATAGAAACTTAAATTCGGTATTCACTAAAAAAAGAGATATTCAAATTGCAGATGCGGTATTAGAATTATTCCGAAGAAGTGAGTATATTGAAAACTTCAACAAAAAACATTTATATCTTCTAATCAGAGAAATGACCGATTGTAAAACTCATTATATTACCAAAGTTGTAAATACAATGAAATTACATCAGAAAAGAATGTTGAATGATTATTTAGAACATGGTGAATTTAGAGAAATACCAAAAGAACAATTTTGGGTTGCCTCAATTGACGATGACGACTTGGAAATTGATACTACTTATATTGATGATGAGTTCTTATAAAATACTCTCAATACGATAAGAGTATTTTTATTAACCATATTATGATATATGGATATTTATATAATATAAGAACCAAATCTTATAATATAAATAACTTACACCAATTATGATTAAAGGTTATATTTTAGGGATTGCATGTGGATACCACGATTCTGCTGCATCACTTATAAAAGACGGACGAGTTTTAGGGGCAGTTGAGGAAGAAAGATTTACAGGAATAAAACACGATTCTTCATTTCCTACAAACACTATTAAATGGTTATTGGAATACAACAAAATTACACCCGAAGATATTGAGGTAGTTTGTTTTTACGATGACCCCAAAAAGAAATTAGATAGAATTGAAAAATCTACTAAAAGAGGTGGTATTACCAACTTCTTAAAAAGACAATCTATAATTTCAAGAAACAAAAAAGAATTTAAAGAAATTGAAAACAAAATTTATGAACACACTCATAAAGATGTTAGAGTGGTATGGGGAGACCATCACCTTTCTCACGTTGCATATTCTTACTACACTTCTCCCTATGATAAGGCTGGTATAGTTTCGGTAGATGGAGTTGGTGAATGGGAAACCACTTCTTTATATTATGTAGAGAATAATACCTTTACCAAAATTCAATCAGTAGATTTTCCACATTCATTAGGAATGTTATATTCTGCCTTTACTGCCTTTCTTGGATTCAAACCAAATGAAGGTGAGTATAAGGTAATGGGTCTTGCCCCATATGGTGATTATAAAAAATATCTATCTAAATTTTCTCAATTAATTTCTCCAAAAGATAACGGTGGGTATGAAATTAACATGGATTATTTTACCTATGATTGGGATGATAAAACCATGTTTAACGAAAAACTTGGACAGTTATTAGGATTACCAAACAGATTACCCGATGAAGAACTTACCCAAGACCATAAGGATTTGGCTGCAACTCTACAACATGAATACGAGAATTACTTTTTTAGATTGGTAAATCGTTTGTATGGGATGAGACCATCTAATAACTTATGTCTTGGTGGTGGGTGTGCTTACAACGGAACTGCCAATGGTAAAATTTTACAAAAGACAAATTATAAAAATGTTTGGATTCCATCAGCCCCATCAGACGCAGGTTCTGCAATCGGTTGTGCTCTTTATCACTACTATACAACTGCGGATGTTAATATTAAAAAAGCAAATAATCAAAATCCATATTTAGGTCCACATTATTCAAATGACCAAATTAAAGAAACTCTTGATGATTTTAAAGACAAAGTTTTTTATACACACAAACTACATCACGAGATTATTGAATTAATTTCTAAACAAATTACCGAAGGTTTGGTAATTGGTTGGTTTGAAGGTAAAATGGAATTTGGTTCTCGTGCATTGGGTAATCGTTCAATACTTGCAAATCCATGTGACCCACAAATGAAAGCCAAAGTAAATAAGGTGATTAAAAAAAGAGAAGGGTTCAGACCATTTGCTCCTATTGTAAAAATTGAAGAACAATTAAAATACTTTGATTATAAAGAAGATGTTCCTTATATGAATCAAGTAGTTCCTGTAAAAGAAGAACATAGAAAGTTTTTACCAGCTATTACTCACGTTGATGGTTCTGCAAGAATCCAATCCTTAAAACAATCACAACACAATCGTATCTATAAGTTATTAAATCAACTACAAAAAGATAATGGATATCCTATTGTTTTAAACACATCATTCAACTTAAAAGACCAAACAATGGTATTAGACCCCAAATCAGCAATTGAAACTTTTTTAAATTGTGAGATGGATACTCTTGTTCTTGGAAACTATATAGTAAAGAAAAAACTATTTTAACTTAACATTTACTTAACATTCTTAACTTTTTCTTAACATTCCTATATTTATAATAAAGAAGGAATATTATGAAAACATTTATCACTACAATTTTGCTAATCCTTTCGGTAAATGGATTTGGGCAAGAAAAAATTAAAGTTAATGATGGCCACCAAAAAGGCACACTCATTCTTGTTGATGGTAAATACCAAGAACATGGTATTTGGAAATCGGATTTTGCTAAAGCGAAATACGATATGGGTAAATTAATTTGGATACACCCAAAAGGAAATAGAAGATGGACTTCGGAAGAAATCCAAATAGTTCAGTTAAACAACAAAATTAAACAATTAGAAAACCAAATTGTAAGTTCTAATAAATGATTATATTTATAGAAACGAACTCTAATCGTAATTTAAAGTGATTAGATATCATTACCCAACCCCGTAAGGTTGGGTTTTTTTATTCCCTATATTTATATATTGAACTAACATATAATAATATGAGTACAGATTTTGAATTATTTCCTGGTAAAAACCTTTCGGGTCTTTTTAAGGATATTTACGATAACCAACAAACCAAAAGACAAAGGATTTCCGAACTCATCGCTGAGATGAGAAAATTGATTCGTCACTCGGGTGATATGGCAGTAATGGGTCCTATCATTAAAGACTTAATTGATACCTCGGTTAGAAACGATGATTCACTAATCAAGATGGCTGCAATTGCTCAAAGAATTATTGGGGCACAACATAAAGCCGAAGGAGACGCTGGTTTCTTAACAAACGAGGAAAAGGAACAATTACTTAAAGATTTAGAATTAACCGCAAAAGAAGTGGTTAGTGAGAACGAACATAGAGTTGATGATTTAACAAACGAAATTGAAGAGTTAAAACAAAAGGTCGGTAAGTAATGAGTTATAGAATACAACAATCACTATCTACTTCTCAAAGTAATAAATCATTACCAACAACAAAGGATTCTTTAGTTGGTATTGTAATTTCTGTTGTATTAAATGATTCTAAATTAAACAATGGAGTTTCTGTTGATGGAGTTGAACCTACCCGAACTGATTTAGTTGGTTCTTGTAAAATCAGACCTATCACAGATGCAATCACTCCACATGAGGAATTACGATATTACAAACCACAAGATTCAAATCAAATAGATTTACCACTTGTTGGTGAAATGGTAGAACTTGTAAGGGTTGGTGGAACAACTTATTACAAAAGACTACCAAACAGTAATATCAATGTTGGTAATGCAGTCGAAAACCGAGATGCGAAAACTTATGGTGATGATGATTCTTCAAAGACTGGTGATTACAAAACAACATCTACAACAGGCATATCCAATACAAATTCAAACGCTCAAAATAGAGAAACAAAGTTAGGTGAATATTTTACACCCAATCAAGTAAATCCTCTTTTATTATACGAAGGAGATAAATTAATTCAATCAAGGTTTGGGCAGTCAATTCGTTTTAGTGGATATAATAATCCTGAAAGTGAATATTCACCAACAACTATTTTAAGAAACCGACAAAATAATACACAGGTAAATTTTGGTTCTCTTATAGAAGAAGACATAAACAGAGATGGTTCCGTAATTGTTCTTTCTTCTAACAAATATAAAATGAATTTCCAACCGGGTCTTGTTGATGATGGTGGTAGTTCTGATTTTAAAACCACTCCGATAAAAGCCAAACTTCCAAAAGAATATGTTGGGTTTGACCAAATGTTATTAAATTCTGAAAGGATAATCATTTCTTCTAAATCACAAGAAATGTTATTTTTCTCAAAAGGAAATTATGGATTTATTTCGGATGGTAAATTTACAATTGATAATGGTCAGGGTGGTGCTGATTTAGATTTTGGTGACGATGTTAATATTACAACTGATAGAAACAATGGAAACTTTACCATTCTAACAGGAACGGGAAATATCTTTTTAAATACCACACAGAAAAAAGAAAGAATTGTTAGGGGTGATACTCTTGTTAAATTACTTAGCGAACTTATTGATGCAATAAACAAACAAGTTTATAACACTCCAGCCGGCCCTACCGCGGTTGGACCTACAAACCGTTCAACCTTTAATGATATAAAGTCAAAATTAAAAGACGCACTTTCTACATTAAATTATACGGAGTAAATCATGTCTTGGGATACATTTAAAAAAATAATGAAACCCTACATGGATAATCCTGATGGGGTTAAATCCAAAGAATTATTTGCAAAACAATTTACAGTTGCATACGATACTGCAATTAAAATGGGTTCTGTTACTACTCGTGGTTTTGGGGGTTTCCCTTTACCCGTTGCAACAGGAAATACCGATGTAATGGAAAAGTTGATGATTGCTGCATGTGCAATAGCTTTTACAAAATCGGAAACAGGAAAACATACTTGGTTAAAGGATATTGGTCAGGCGGTTATCGGTTATTGGGGTGGTGCTCAATTGGCACAAGTTCCACCACTAATTCCTGCTTTATTTTCTTTTCAAAATATTGCCCTAACAAGTGGGGTAGTTTCCAATCCCGGTAAATGGCCAACATCAAGACCCGAACAACCTATTGATAGTTCAGAACTATTTTTAGATTTATTTATTTCTTATGCCCAAACACATTTAACTACAATTCAGTTTTCGTGTTCTACAATTTCATTATATTTTGGATTTCCACTTATACCACCATTACCAGGTTATATTGGCCTAACAGGATATACTTTAACACCGGCACCACCATCTACTCCAACTCCACCACAAGTTATTACCCCATCGGTAAAGGCAAAGGTAGAAGAAGCTACAACACTTGCCCCTGAACAAGAGGCAGCTGCTAATGAAGCTACTGAATTGGGATATGGATTAAATGAGTCCACTGCAATCGGATTGTCGGTTCCAATAACACCACCAGGTGGAACACCTTCACCAAAACCCGATATACCTAAAAAAGAAAGACCACAATCGGAAACACAAGAACCCAATACATCAAGCGAGAAAATTGAAGGATGTGAAGGAGTTAAATTATATAACCCACCCCAATCAGTTATTGATGCAATGAAAAAGTATGATATATTAACCCCAATACAAAGAGCACATTTTCTTGCTCAATGCGCCCACGAAAGTGGTGGTTTCCGTTGGACGGAAGAATTTGCAAGTGGTAAAGCTTATGAGGGTAGAAAAGATTTAGGAAACATACAACCGGGTGATGGTGTAAAATATAAAGGTAGAGGATTTATTCAATTAACAGGTAGAGTGAATTATAAACAATTTAGAAAAGGTGTTGATGATGATGTAGTTCAAAATCCGTTTATTGTTAAAACGAAATACTCTGCCGAAACAGCTGGTTGGTATTGGAAGACAAGAAAAATAAATAACATTGCTACCGATGATACCGAAGCTTCTTTAAAAAAGGTAACGAAAAGGGTTAACGGTGGGTATAATGGATATGATGACAGAAAGAAATACTTTTGTGGTTATTGGAAAAAACTACAAGAAGACCCAACCCTTTACACATAAATACCCATAAAATAGATTAGAATATATTTATATTAAGACGAAACAAAACAATTAACAATGGATTCAAAAAAATTAGCGAAACTAATCAAAGTAATCGTAGAAGCAGAAGTTGCAAAGAAACACGAACAGTTTCTTTCTACTACTTTTCCAAAAATCTTGGAAGAGGAAGTTTCTCGTAGATTAAAAGGGGTGAAGGGAGGTGTTGCTTCCCCGAGTTCTCAATTGGTTGAAAGGGAAATTGACCCGTTTGAAATGGCGAATAAAGTTCTGCAAAAAGAAAGAACCGAAGTTCAACAAAAACAATTGAGTAAAAATCCTGCAATAAATGAAATTTTAAATCAAACACAACCTTTCAGTTCTGCACAAAGAACGGCAGGTCCAGTTGGTGGGTCATCTGTTTTAGATAGATTCCAACAACAACCAATACAAGAAGCAGCTGCATATGTTCCTTCTTATATGGATGCCGAACCTGATGTTGAAGGAACTATTAATATGGGGTCTTCTTTAGGAGCAGGTGGAATTGAAGCAATGAGAGCTCAAATGGCTCAAAAAATGGGTTACGGTGATATGGGAGGTTCAACTCCAAACCGCGGTGGATTAGGTGTAACAACTGGTCTTGCCGGATTGGATAGAATTTTAAATAGAGATAACTCGGAACTTGTTAAAAAGTTCAAAAGATAAGGAAGTTTTAAGTGGCTTATATTTTAGGTAAAAAAGTCGTAAAAGATACAGAAGAATTTGATTCTTATGCATATGGAATTGCCTCACCAACAAAAAGGGGTAGTACCATGTTTGAACAAACTTTTACCTCATATGATGCTGCTAAATCTAATTTAAGAAATTTACTTTTGACTCGTAGGGGTGAAAGGGTAATGCAACCAAATTTTGGTAGTGGTCTTCATTCTTTATTATTTGAACAAGCAGATGACCAATTAGAAACTAAATTAGAAGAAACAATAACAGAATCTGTAAATTTTTGGTTGCCATATATCAACATAGAAGAAATTGATATTCAAATGACAGATGAAATGAAAGATAGAAATCAGGCAACAATGAATATAAAATTTACCGTGGGTAATGATATTGATTTAAATGAATTAACATTTACGGTTCAGGGATAATAAGAAATGGCATTAAATAGTTCTACATCAAGAAACGGAAGAAATATTAAATACTTAAATAAGGATTTCTCATCTTTTAGAGAAAATCTTATTGAGTATTCAAAAACTTATTTTCCCCAAACTTATTCTGATTTTAACGAATCTTCACCGGGAATGTTATTCATTGAAATGGCATCTTACCTTGGTGATGTTCTTGGTTATTATATTGATGATACTTTAAAAGAATCTTTAATGACCACCGCAGAGGACAAATCAAATGTTCTTGCCCTTGCACAATATTTAGGATACAAACCAAAAGTTACTTCACCTGCTTTAGTTAAATTGTCGGTATATCAATTGGTTCCTGCAATTGGAAGTGGTGCAGATAATAGACCCGATTCAAATTACTACCTCCGTATAAAAGAAGGAATGGTGGTTGAATCCAATAACGGTGTTTCTTTTAGAACAACCGAATTATTAGATTTTAATGATTCAACCGATAGAGAAATTACAGTATATAATAATAATGGTGGTGTCCCAACACTATACCTTATTAAAAAATATGTTAATGCAATTTCTGCCGAACTTAAAACAAAAACAGTAACATTTAGTTCTGCAGAATCTTTTTCTAAAATAAATTTAACTGAAACAAATGTAATTGATATTTACGATGTTCGTGATGAAAATGGAAACAAGTGGTATTATGTTCCATATTTGGCACAAGAAATGGTATATGTTGATTATCCCGTTTCAGAACAAACCGATAAGGATTTATCTCAATTATCATCACAAGTTTCAAATGTATTGAAACTTATTAAAACTTCTCGTAGATTTACAACAAAATTAAATGAGGATAATACAACAAGTTTAATATTTGGTGGTGGAACAAACTCATTTACATCAGATGAAACCCTTATTCCAAATTTTAAAAATGTGGGATTAGGATTAAATTCATCAATAGATAGATTAGATTCATCATTTGACCCCGCTAACTTTTTAAAGTCAGATTCTTACGGTCAGGCACCATCGGGAACATTTACAGTATCTTATTTAATAGGTGGTGGTGTTGGTTCTAACGTTGGAGTTGGTGAAATTACAAAAATAGAAAATATAAGTTTTGATGATGATTCACAAATATTTAGTGATGCCGAATTGGTTACTTATAATACTATGAAATCATCTGTTGCTGTTGATAATGAAGAACCTGCAACTGGTGGTAGAGGTGAAGAAACTATTGAAGAAATTAGAGAAAACTCTCTTGCAAACTTTGGTTCTCAAAACAGAGCAGTAACCCGTAAAGATTACCAAGTTAGAGCATTATCTTTACCATCAAAATACGGTGGGATTGCAAAAGCATTTTGTGCACCCGATGGTGAGTTAGATAACAATTCACCAGCTTCAATTCTTGCAAATCCAAATACACTACAAGAATTTACCGATTTGGTAACATCTTTAAAAGAACGAAATTTAACCGAAGTTGAAATAAAACAAGAAGTTAATAAATTCCTCATTGGAAAACAAACCGACTCTAAAGAAAAGAACAATCCGTTTGCAATCAACTTGTATGTTCTTGGTTATGATTCTGATAAAAAATTATCTTCTTTAAACAGAGCGGTAAAAGAAAATTTAAAAACATATTTAGGTGAGTATAGACTACTTACCGATGGTGTAAATTTATTAGATGGATTTATCGTAAATATTGGAGTTGATTTTGAAATCAGAGTTTACGGTGGATATAATAAAAGAGAAGTATTATTAAAGTGTATTGATGAAATTAAAAAATACTTTAATATAGATAATTGGACTTTTAATATGCCGATTAATATTTCTGAATTAGAATTATTGATTGCTGGTGTTGAGGGGGTTCAGTCGGTTCCTAAATGTGAAATTACAAACAAATGTAATGGTGCTTATTCAGGTGTTTCATATAACATCCAAAATGCTACTAGAAATAAATTGGTTTATCCTTCATTAGACCCTTCGGTTTTTGAAGTGAAATATCCAAACAAAGATATTCAGGGGAGGGTTGTGTAATGTATTACTTTTTAACCGCGTCTAAAGATGCATCAATTTACTTACAACAACCAACTCAAAATACAGGGTTGGATGAAATTCTTGAAGTTTCTAAAACATATTATGGAAACCTAAAAGATATTGCACACTCTTTAATTAAATTTGAAACCTCAACTCTTTCAACATTAATTTCAAATGGAGAAGTAACGATGAGTTCAGCCGAACTCATTCTTCGTGAATGTGAATCTTCTGAAATTCCTGTTGATTATACACTTTACGCTTTTCTCGTTTCTCAATCTTGGGATATGGGAATTGGAACTCGTTTTGATGAAATATCAACCGATGGTGTAACTTGGAATACAATTTCAACCGGTGTGAATTGGATGACTCAAGATTCTCACTCTGCTGATACTACTGGTTCATTCAATGGTAAAGGTGGTATATGGTTTACTGGTTCATTTACAACCCAATCATTCTCATATGAATCATCTGATATCAATATGGATATCATGGAACCAATGTTATCTTGGTTGAGTGGTTCAATTCCAAACGAAGGTTTTATTATAAAACATGATTCAGTTTTAGAAAATGATACCGAAGATTATGGTCAATTAAAATTCTTCTCAAAAGAAACTAATACCATTTACCAACCTAAAATAAGAATTGGTTGGGATGATTCTACTTTTACAACAGGTTCACTTACCGAACTTACATCGGATGATATTCATGTGACTTTTAAAAGATTAAAGACACGATATAAAGTTGGTAGTAAACCTGAAATCAGAGTATTTGCAAGAGAGAAATATCCTCTTAAAACTTATACCAATCAATACGCTTACAACGATGTAAAATTCCTGCCATCAACTACTTATTATCAGATAAAAGATGTAATTACAGATGAGGTTATTATACCTTTTTCAGATTACACAAAAGTAAGTTGCGATAGTAGTGGTAATTTCTTTAAACTTAATTTATCAAATTGGGAATATAATAGAGATTACTATATTGAAATCAAAGTTGAAAGAGATGGTGTAATTGAATACTTTGAAGATAAAGATTTAACCTTTACAGTAGAAAAATAATAAATGGCAATAGATAATCAATTTAGAATAGATGAACTTATCAGTAAGGGTTCTCGTGCTATCGTTTCCAAAGACGAGGTAACGGGAAATCATACTTTTGTTCAGGGTTCTAAAGAAGTTATTAATGAACCATACCCACACTTAAAAGGTGAGAGAGATGGTGAACAAGTTGGTAGAATTGAAAAACCAAAATATAACGAAGACCAATTAACTAAAGCGGTTGATACTGTTGTAGATGAGTTAATCGGACCACCAAAAAAACCACAACCCGATGTAGTTCCTCGTGAATTATACGATGACTTACGAAGATTATATAACGAAGCTCTTACTCGTATAAACGAATTAGAATCTCAAGTTTTAGATTTACAATCACAAATAGAACAACTATTATCTCAAATAGAAGCTTTACAAATTGAACTTGATGCTGCAAGAATCCAACAAGCTGTTGCAGAAAATCAAGCTCAACAAACCAATGAACAGTATGTTGCCTTATTACAAGATTTTTCACAAGCTGTAATTAAATCAACCAAAGAAGGTATAGAAAGAGTTTCTCTTAAAGCACAGACCGAAGGTTTGATTGCACAAAAAGAATCTTTAAGAGCTCAAATTCAGTCTTTAAATGATATTATAAAATTACTACAAGGACAAATAGAACGACAGCAATCAGAACTAGCTGGTGCAGCTGCTGAATCATCTGCAGCTGCAGGTGGTTTCTCACCTGCAAGTAAAAACGAATCATTCTTTAAATTTACTCAAGAAGGAAATGATGTAGCTTGGGAAAAATTTGATATTGGATGGACTACATCAAGAGAAAATAGAAAATTAAGTGGAGCCGCTGGTTCAATTTCAATAAAAAACCTTAAAGGTGACGGTGAAACAGGTGGTTCTCCAATTACTAAAATTAGTATTAGTGTTAATAAAGGTAATTTACTTGGTTCAACAACACCTATAATTGGATTTACAGATGCCGAGGGTAGAAATGCACAAACTAAGACATTAAATATAGAAACTGGTGTAACTGAAATAATACCACTATATTTCAATACCCGATTAGGTGGTAATTTATCCTCCACACCAAAACCAAGAGACCCGGGTGAAGAAGGTAGGACATATAATGGTAGTATGACCTTTACACTTTCATACGCGGATGGTGTTACTGAAAATATAAATGGAACTTGGGGACTTAGGAAAAACAAGGGATAGATAAATGGCAATTAGTAACTTTAAAAAAATAGAAGATAATAAGGGATACCTTGTTGATGAAAAAGATAGAAAAATCTTTGAGAGAGAAATCTCCAAGGGTTACTTTGGCATGAACATCGGTGATACTATTGAATTTATTATTTACGATTCAAGTGATAATCCATTACCACAAGAATCGGCTAAAGGTAAAACTGTCAGATATATTGAGTATAACGATAATACCGAAAAAAGGTATTTTGGTAAAACTCAATTAAATAAAGAAAACATAAAATCAAATCAGTCAGAAGAATTTTTCATTGATACCGAAAAATTATTAAAAGAAGCTGGTTATACAAACGGTATTTTTAAAACCCAAGTTTCTTTATTGAATAGAAGATTGGGTTCCGAAGATAGAGATAATGATACGGCATGGATTCACGAAATTTCTCCATCAAGAACCGAGATTAGAATTTTACCAACAATAGAAGATTCAACTGGAAAACCAAATTCTGATTTAGAAGAAAGATATAATCTTTTTATAAACGAAAGAGATTTTATAGCTGATGTGTTTCCATTTATAGATGAGTTTATAGAACAATTTGATGTTCAAAAAACTTTGGAAACCATGTTGGGTCTAAAAGGAGATATAAAATCAGGACAACAATATATCAAGTTAATTGAATCAGAATTCAAACTACAAAACTTTGAATTATTTTTACAACAAGTAAAATCAAAATTCACAGAGGCTGCAAATCACTATAAAAATAATAGAGAATCAAACATCTTATCAAACAATTACGGAAGACCAAAAGGAATTAGACAAACTCTTGATGGTGATGTAAATGTTATTTTAAATAAGATGGTTGAAATTGCCGGTCAATGTATTGAGTATTATTTACCAAAAAGAAATATACAAGAAGAAAGTTCTCTTACAATTGAACAACAAAAAACTCTTGATGAGGTTGAACAACTTCTTAAAACTGTTACAAGTAATGAAACTTATAAATCAACAGTTCCACCAACCTTATCAGCTAAAGTTGCAGGATGTAAAGACCCTAATGCTTTAAATTACAATCCAAACGCAGATATTGATGATAGAACTTTATGTGTTTATGCACTGGTAGTTGATACCTTTAAGGATGAGGTTACACCACCTATACAAATCATACCATTACCGGAACCAGCTCCACCGGTTACTGAAGCTATAATTTGTAACGACCCACGTGCTTTAAATTATGGTTTAGAAGGACAGTGTATTTACCCAATACCAACATCTCTTAATTTGTTTGACCCAACCCAAGGACCTGGTATTGAATTGGGTGGTGATAGGGTAAATATACCAACTGAAATTGTGGTGGGAGGTCAAACTTTTGAAATAACACCACTTCCAGTTGCACTTGCGGGTGGTAGTCCTGTTAGTGGTGAAGGTGCTCAATCAAATCCTCCACTTGGAAGTAGGAGGTCTAATAGCCAACCACTTGGTAGTGGGGGTTCAAATCCACAGGATGCAATAGAAAATGAGTTTCAATTTAGAACAAGAATTACTGAACAAAGAAGGTAGGAATATAATAAATGGCAGTAGAACTATCATATCAACCAATAGGCAGAAAGGGTATATATTCATTTGAATCCGTTACTCTACCAAATGGAGAAAGATGGACTTGGATTGCTCCCCGTGATAGATGGGAATTATCGGGTGGTGCAACATATACCGCCCAATCAGATGCAAGACAAAACGAAGGTATTATCAACGATTTTAAAATAAATCAAGGTTTTATTACAGGTCAAGGTTTTGAAGTCGTAAATACTAATTCAACCGCAGGGACATTAGCTCAAATTCAATCTGATGTTCAGAGTGGTGGTGCGACTCAACAATTTTTACAGTATCAAAAAGAACATATTGATATAAGAGTTAGGATAAATAAATCATCAACAAGGGGAAAATTATTTGTTGCAGGAATTGAAGATGATTTTTCAATCCGTGGTTACAATTCATCTCAACTTGAAGTAGGTGGATTGCAATTTGAAATTAGAGAAGGTGATTCTAAAACATCTCGCGAGGTATATAGATTATTTGCAAAACCAAATCTTTTAAAAACAAATCGTATTGATTTACAAGAAACTTTTTCTTGGGTAGTTGTAAAGGAAACAAAAATAAATGGTCAATTACAACCATTGGAATTTTTTGAAAATGATGGTGATATAATTACACTTGATTATGATTTATCTTCTTTTGAAGTTAATACTACACCAAGTCAACCTTCTCCAAAATACACTATAAACATATATCCAGATTCTGCCGAAATTTCAAGTTTATTGAAATATTCTTTTGATGGACAAGAGGGAAATTTGGTCGATGGTATTTTAGAATCAGAAGGACCTGGTATTTTTAATGTTAAACCAAGTTCATCTGAAGTTGGAAACTCGTGGCAATTCAAATATACTTTATTAAAAGAAGGTAATATCATTAATGAATCTAATGCAGATTTACAAACATACCAATTACAACCAGGTATAACTTATATATTACAAGTTTCTGCTTCCAAAGGTGAAATTCCAAATACAACACCAAAACCATTTGAAAGACCACTTTTAACAGTTGGTGCAGAAGTTATAAGTTTTAACCTTGCTTCAAAAAATACATCACTTTCATATAAGACAGCAAATGCATCTAAAGTTGTTTACTCATTAGGAAATACAACAAGAGATTTACCACCAAATGGTGATATTACTTTATCATTATCTGATTTTTCAAGTGTAGGTCAATATGAGTTATACTTACAACCCGTTGGTAATGGTGGTAGTGGTGATGTTAAAAAAGTAATTGTAAATGTTTCTAATACCAAATCTTTCGCAGGTCCTGATATTACACACATCTCATATCCGGCAAACATTCAAGGTGCGGATTTTAAGGGATATGATGTTGATTTTAAAATTTCATGGTCATCAATCAATACAAATTGGGTTGATGTTTGGGTAGGTAAAGTTTCAGATTCAACTAAACTTTTTTCTAACCGAGACCCACAAGGACAACTTACTTTAAATATTAGAGATGTTTTAACTAAAGCGGGTGAAAATCTTGCCGAAGGTAGAGATGAAATTTTCTTTAAATTACTTTTGGCTCCATATAACAATGAAGGTGATTCTACTGCTATTGGTAAAACCGAAGAAATTGTTATTAGATTTGACAAAGGTGATTTAGAACTCCAACGAGGAAATGTTGTTCGTGATATTCGTGAAGCGATTGCAAGACAATTCAATACATCTGTTTTAAAATCAGAAACTTCTAAATACCTCACTCACTTATTACATTTGGGTAATGGTGATAATAAATTAATTTCCACTTGGGGAGTTGATACAGAAACTTTTTCTGAATATACAACCGACCCAACTACCGGTATTGAAACCAAAGTAAAAGAAGTTAAAACACTTGTTTTAAAACTATATGAACCTTTACCAAAATCGGTTCAACCAAATCAACAAGTTTGGCTTTCAAAAGTTCAATCAATTCCTTTAATAGAACAAGTTACAGTTGTTGATGAAGGTGTTAAATATTGTTTACCGTTACAACCAAACTTTAACGAAAAATTCACAGACAACATTGGTCTTCAAATTTATGATGATTTAATTGCAAGTGGTTCTCAAACTACAAGTGATTTAGTAAATAAATTTGTTAGTGGTTCTGATTTTAGTTTAGAAAAATTAGATATTCAATTTGTTACTGGTTCTGAATATCTTTGGGACAATTTTGTAAAATATTCATCTGCTGAAGAAAGAGTTGAAAACTTTATATACAAAGTAAATTTAATTGAACGATATAATGCAATGATTGCTTCATCATCTTTGGCTTTATCTGCCGTTGGTGGTAGTTCAATTTCAATTTCAAATGAAAAGACAAAATTAGAAATACAAAAAAATTCGGTAATAGTTGGATTTGATTCATTTGAAAAGTACATTTATGAAAATGAAATATCATCTTCATTACAGTCATATTCAGGATTATTATTATCAGCTCAATTATACGATTCAACCAATCCACATAGATTAGTTTCTAACTTACCATCACATGTTCAAACTGATGAAGAAGGACAAGAATTTAGATTGTTCTTTGATATGATTGGACAACACTTTGATGTTTTATGGGTTCATACAAAAACTTTGGCTGAATCTAAAAAATTAGAACACAAATATAGTGACGGTATAAAAGATGAGTTTATATACCAAATGTTAGAATCTCTTGGTTGGGATGCTGATATGGGTGTTCAATCACAAGCTCTTTGGGATTATGCCTTCGGTACAAATAAAGATGGTACTTCTAATTCTACTCAATCGGGTAAAGATAGACAAAACGAAATTTGGAGAAGAATTTTAAATAACTTACCTTATTTACTAAAACACAAAGGAACAAAACGAGCTCTTCATGCTCTTATGTCTTGTTATGGTGTTCCTGCTTCCATGCTAACGGTGATGGAGTTCGGTGGACCAAAAGAAGTAACCCAAAGTGGAACTACCAAATTTACTTATGAAGATAGAACTGCTGCAATTAATATTAGTGGGTCTTCTTCAATAATAATACCTTGGAAAGAATATAATTCTGATTATCCAAATTCGGTAGAAATAAGATTAAACACAGACCAAAGACAAAACCAACAAATTATTAGTGGTTTTGATTGGTCATTAAATATCTTAAAAGATACGGGTTCTCTTGCAACAATTCAACTTATTGTTGGTGGATTATCTTCTTCAACTGCAACTATACCATTTTTTAACGATGAATATACTCAAATTGTTGTTAATAGAGAAACGAGTAGTTTGGGTTCAAGTTCTTTTGAAGTATTTGTAAAAGAAGGGTTTCAAGAAAGAATTAGAAATGAAGTTTCAACTACATTATTGGCACCAAGTTCATCTTGGGAAAGCGGTAATTTTATTCAGATAGGTGGAATTGACTTTACAGGTTCAGTTGATGAATTCCGTTTATGGACATCTGCTTTAAATGAAACTGTAATTGAAAACCATACTCTTGTTCCTGATGCAATTAATGGAAATCATAATTCAGCATCTTCAGAAGATTTGATTTTTAGATTAGATTTTGAATATCCAAAGAATCGCGGGGTTGATGTTGAAATTAAAAACGTTTCAATAATTCAATCTTATGAAACATATGCTACTGCAAGTGGATTTGATTCAATTGTTGATTACCCTTACAACTATACCCCATACGATAGAGATGTAACTGCACAAGTTCCATCAAGTGGATTTAATTATTCTAACAAGTTTAGATTTGAATCACAATACGAGTTTGGTAGTGATACTACTTTAACATCAACATCTTCTATTGATTTATCACATAGACAAAGAAGTACTAAAAAATCGTATGACCAATCACCAATTGATTCGGATAGATTAGGACTTTTCTTCTCACCAATTAAAGAAATCAATATGGATATCCTCCGTTCGGTTGGACCAATAAATGTTGATGATTTTATCGGTGACCCTGCTGATAATTACAATTCTACTTATTCAAGTTTAGATACTTTTAGAGAATATTATTTCCAAAGATATAATTTAAACTTTAATGAATATGTTCAATTAGTTAGATATATTGATGGAAGTTTGTTTGACCAACTTGAATCACTTGTACCTGCGAGAGCTAAAGTTGCTAAAGGTTTATTATTTGAACCACATATTTTAGAAAGAAGTAAAACTCAATGGAAACGACCAAGTGGTGAAGAAAATTATCACGAAACTGTTGTTGATACTACTGAAACAACTTTGGTTAGTACCGAATTAAGTAATCACCTTGCTATTATTTCTGCAAGTGAAAACACAATTCTTTCTTCAGAAACTCCATTTTATGATGGACATATTAGTGGTGGGGATATTACACAAGTTTCTACTGAAATACAAAATTATGAAGGAACTTATGTTTCAACTGATGATACAAATCTAATTGGAGAAATCACCCGAAATAGTGGTTCTACGATGGGAGGATTTGAAATTGAAGTTGATGCTAAAATTACAGGTTCGGTTTCATCTCAATATTTCCAAAATTTAGGATATGAATCTGTGGGTGGATTCTTACCAACAGATTTAGCAGTAGCTGGTTTTGGTTTATATGGTAGTGGTTCTCATTCTATTAGAACTCGTTTAATTGACGGACAATATGTAAAAGATAGAGTTCGTGTATTTAAATTAAAAGAATCTTATATTGAATATGTACCGAAAAACACAGACCCAAATGATTCAAGTTTAGGTAGAGAAATTGAAGAAGTAACAAAATTTAGATACAACGTAAATATTCAACCATTTACTGGTTCCGATAATTTACCAACTACACCCCCATCGGTGTCGGGTAATATTGTAGAAGTAACTCCGTTGAATGGAACATTCACAACACACTATCAAACTGTTGGTGATTTAACAACCGGATTACAAAACTCATATTTTAATGGTTCAAAACAAAACCAATCAACTACCCTTGATGGTGGACCGGCTTGGGAAATATTTACAACTAACCCGAACACGTTAAGAGTTTCTGATACAGGTAGAGGAAGTGGGGAACCAATTCTTGAAGTAAATTAAAAAAACAAAATAATTAAAAAATAAATTAGTTATATTTATATATTGAATAACATAGAGGAATAAATTATGGCATATTTAGATAATTCAACGATTACAGTAGATGCAATCCTTACCAAAAAAGGTAGAGAGAAACTTGCAGCTGGTCAAGGATTAAACATTACAAAATTCGCGTTAGGTGATGATGAGGTAGATTATACCTTATATGAACCAGCTCACCCAAAAGGTTCTGCATATTATGATGCAGCAATTAGAGCTATTCCAATCACCGAAGCTTCACCAGATGAAACACAAGTTCTTAAATATAAATTGGTAACCCTACCAAAAGGAACAAGAAAAATTCCAAAAGTAGAATTTGGTGTTCCTTCTATTTCTGTAACACAGACATCAGGTCAAGTAGCCCTTACACCAACAACCTCACCAAGTGGTAATTCACAAAGTGGATATACTATCGTTCTTGCTAACAAGAACGCTGGTTCAATAGTTGGTCAAGGTGCTTCTGCCGGTAGTGGTACTGTTCCTGTATTCTTGGGTGATGAAATCACTACAACTGCATCAGTAGAAACTGGATTAACATTTACATTTATTCCTAATCCAAATATCACAACAACTATTAAAACTACATTGACTGTATATGGTAACGAAACTGGTGGTTCTCAAACTATTCCAGTAACCATTACTTATGTACAACCAACATAATAACGGAGATTAAAAGAACATGGCACAAATT